TGTAACAATGGCCTGACCGGGTGCGAACTTGGTACCGTCCTTCGCTACTTTATGGCGGGGATATTTACTTAAGATACGAGAGCGCTGCTTTTGCCGGAAATGCATAGCTGTGGCTGGCGTCATAATATCCAGATAGCTGTTATCAGCAATACCTGAAGCATTTTCTGTATAGGCAGTTACCGGACGCTCCACTTGCACTTCTTTGGTTGCGGTAACGGTATACGTACCTATGCCTTCATGAAGTAGTAAGTTGCGTTCTGCCCAATCAAACTCACTGTCTGCGATAGAGTAAACACCGTTTAGCTTGAGCGTTTGCATCGGGCGGCATGGATCATTTGCTAATTGTGGGGCTATTTGACCTGCCCATGCGCCAATTGCTTCAGCATCCGACAATGCTTCGTTCGCGGAATTACCGAGCTTATCAATCGACATAAAGCTGAGCAGCGGACAGTTGCTTTTTGAACCGAAGGTGACCAGCTCGGCATGAGTACCTTTTTTCGGTACATACGCCAGACCGGGGATTTGCTGCAGGGCTTCATAACGCTTTTCTAAAAACTCACCCAGATTTCGGATAGTAGTTTCATCGTTAAGCGTGCAAATTATATGGTGATACTGCTTATCACCCAGAGCAGCTAAAGCCGCCATAGCATCTGAGCCTGCAACACTTACGGCATAGATAGGCATTGATTCGTCTTGTTTGCGGAAAAACTCTACCACTTTGACGATATCCGACTGAGTATCATCTTTGCTGAAGTGTTTAGCGGCTTCGGTATCATCCATACACAGTTTTACGGTATTTTCGGCTACGGCCGCTCCGGCAACTGCATTGCCGATCACTAAGCAAATTTGCTGCTCTTCGGCACTGTTCGCCAGGCTGTTATCGATTTCCACATACATGCCCGGAACGCGGGCATTCTTTGGTACTTCTGAGAAGCTGATGCTCATTATTCAGTTTCCTTTTTTGTTGCGGATTTTGCTTTAACTTCTTCGACATCACCAGCAGCCACACGGCGAAGCCAGTAGATATCACGAGGTTTCTCTTCACCCGTATCTTTCAATGGTTCACGGGTTTCCGGATCACGGACTAATAGCCCTTTCTTCGGTTTTACTTTGAATGTTTTCATTAAGCTGCTTCCTGTTGAATGAAATGCTCAGCGGCCATAGCCATCAGTTCGCGTTCTAGTGCCGGTGTCCAGTTGATAAAGGTACGTTTTGGCATTTCGTAATTGCGCTTTGTTTTTATCCCGCCTTCCCACAGCCCTGTTTTACTGTTGTAGTAGCCATTGACACGGGTAGTGAAAGTAATCATGGAGCCTTCGTTATGCTCTCGCCCTATTCTTCCTGCAATACCACTCACACCAACTTCAAAATTATCTTCTGTTACCCGCGTACGTAGGGCACTCATAAAGCCCAGCATCATATTTCGGTTGTTAACGGTATTGAGAGCAATCATAGCTCGCCTATGCTTGGCTCCGTGCTTACCTCTGACTCCCTGATACTTTATTGATGCTTTTCTACTGCTTCTCGATTGATATGGATTGTCGTCAGTATCCCTTTGCTGTCTGATTTGCTGCCGGAAAAACTGGCGAGCGCGATTAGCCATACGACGGTTCAAATCAAACTTTTCAGTTGCAGTCAGCACCAAGCTGTTTACGACTTGGGTTAGCTGTTCCGGTGTCGCAAGCGTTAACTCTGTCATGGCAAATCTTCTGTATGGCCAACAAAGTAAACCAGTTCATGCAGATCATCCGGATCAGCAACTGCTTCAAAATCATTCACGCATTTATAGCGGATATCGCCTTGTTTCCATTCGCCTGATTCATCTTCTTCCAGTGAGTAGCTTTCAAGCAGGTCCAGTTTTATTTTGATATCGCATAGACCTTTATCTAGCCTCTCAAATGCAAACATTGGAGCAGCTAAGCCTTTTTCAGAACGTTCCGGATCAAAAGTGTTTAACCAAATGAGCAGATGCATAAATAAAACGTCTGGCTGAACTTTGGCTTGCTGAATAAAAATAATGGCCGTGTACTCCAGCTCGTACCCGTCAATCAGTGCTCCCTGACCACAGAACATAGCGCCATCTTCTGCCCATACATCAAAGTGCTTAATTTCAGAAACCTGGCTTTTAATAAAATCTGTAAGGCTTTGTAGAGCTTTCATTACACCATCTCAAAGTAATAGGTTTCTTCGCCATTAATCAGCAGGTCTACTGCCTGCCTGTACTGAACGTTGCAGTGTTGTTGCTTGTTACTTAATGCTTCTTGCCGCTCTGCTGCTTCTGCAGTGGTATCAGTGCTTATCTGAATACCAATTAGCTCACTGGCCGTAAGGGCAAAAACCGCCTGTTTGTAGAGGGTTTCTGCGGACTCTTCATCATCAAACTGAGCTTTGGAAAGCTCGGTTAAATCGTTGTGTGTGCTTATGGCTTTTTTTAGCTCGCCATGCACCTTAATACGTGACACTTTGGCCTGTTGCAGAATGCCTGCCTCTGTTTCATTACCAATGAAATTAAACAGAGACTGAAACTCTGATATTTTGAGTGCCGGATATTTATCGGTAGCCGGTAGCTCTGAATCGGAGCTGTTGCTCTTATCGCCTACGTATTCCATCTCATCACCTGAAGGAGAATGCAGGCAACCAAACGCGGATATCAACTAATGCCTGAACATCATTGTTACTGCGATAGTGCCTGCATTGGGGGGTGTTAGTTATTAGTGCCAGGCATCTTTAATCCATAGCTTCACGTTCTTGAATTCCATGGCAGCGATTTTGCCCTTTTCTTCAATTACGTAGGCCATATTCATGCATTCAAAGTTTTCAATCTGGTCTTTCTCGTCGTTCTTCTTACCAGTTGAGCGGCGAACAGACCCCTTCTGAATGTAGATAGAAAGGTTGTCGTAACTGGTGACCATAATGCCTGTTGATGGGAAGCCCGGCACTTTTACAGCAGGCAGACCGCCATAAGAGCCAATAACCTGCAGCTCTTGAATTTTGCCTTTCTCGCTTGGTGTATTGCCGTGAGCTTCATAGAATTTGGCTTTATCGTAAGCAAGAAGATCAGAGCCGATAATTGCTATCAAATCGGAGTCATTTTCACAGGCATCGTGCAACAGGTTTTTAGTTTCCAGTACGGCCAGATCTAGGTTGATGAAATCGCCTTTCTCTTTACCAGGACCTGATCCGTCACCACCCTGACCAATTCTGATAGCACCTGAGTCTTTTACGATCTCTTTGATTAGGCGATCAGGGTTATGTTCACGCATGGCCTGATACCAGCCTTTGTTCACGTCTTCGCCATTTGGGTTTGCCTGACGGTCAGTGGTTTTCGCAACACTTTCTCCGTACCAGCCAATAGTGATTTTATTGGCGTCGATTTGTTCGCGGTTGGCTTTGCTCAGTAGTGCATTGAAGTTTTTATGGTGAGCCCAGGCATCAAGCTTGTCGTAACGAATAGCCGTATCAAAATCAGTTTTCTCACACATGTATGGCATTGCGCCCATGCTTGAGTAGTCTTTCGGGGTTCGTTTACCTTCGCCAGAAGTATCTGTACGGCCAGCAATCATACCGGTGACACTGAGGCCGATTGATTCACCTTTCTGATTTTCTACTGAGATGACGTTAATCTTTTTGAAGAACCAGTTACTTTCACGGATAGCTGCAATGATTTTCTGTGTACCGTTTGGAGTAACGTTGAATTTCTCTGTTGCGTCATCAACGTCATTCTGTGCCGCAACTTTTTTAAGGTAAGCGTTAAGCTTAGTTTGAGTGTACTTTTGCATAGTTTGACCTAATAAAATCGTTATCTGTTAGTGGAGAACTTACAGGTAGAGCTCTTCTTCACCATCCTGACCAGCCAGCTTTCTGCCGTCATCATCAGTGATTTCGCTTAGTTTCTGAGTTAACTCACCGACTGTATTGGAAAGCTCTTCAACCTGTCCCTTCAGTTCAGTAACACTTTCCAGTTCCTGACCTTCCGGATTGCCGTTTTCGCCTTTTTCTTCCTTATTGTTATTGGCAGAAAAGACTTCAATCAGTTGTCTGACGTTGTTGCTTAGCTCTTGGTTTTGCTCAAGGCTCTGCTTGAGTAGTTCTTCGGTTTCTTTACTCATTTCTTCTGTTTCCTCTCGTTGGGAAAATTGCTCAGCAGTTCTTTCACCTTTGAGCCAGTTTGTGAATTTTCTGAACATTGAGGCTTCATCCTCGTGACTCTCTACTGAGAAGTGTTCAGGGGTAATAGTGAAGTTAGAAGCCACCCGTGTTTTCCCATCGTCTTTACTGGATAGGTGGATCTGAGTGGTGCCGAGGGATGCTGGATTATCTGTCAATGCCAACCCTGTTAGATATGCTTTTTCAGTGTCGGAAAACTTTTCCATGAACTCACAGGAAGTGTGTAGCAACTGACCTTGCTCAATTGAGCGCAATAGGTGTGAGTTAGGCTTAAGAACGGCAAACAACTTATCATCACGCTTTTCAACCGAAAGTACGGAACCGAATTTATAGCTCCAGTTGTAATGTTCTTCGTTGATGCGAGCTGTATAGATATCGGGATCGTAACTCTCAGCAATCTCATCTATGATTTTCTGGTCGATAACCCGGCCATCTACGGTGGTACCTGCCTGTAAAATACAAATTGGCTCTGACTGAAACATGCCTTTTCTCTCCTAAATCTGATGTTCCCAATCTAACCAATGGCTTTAACTTTTTGTATTCATGCTGATTCTAGATATCGGATATAGAAACTTCGCGAGCTGAGTATTTACGGTGTCTGTAGCACTATGCTTTCATGGAAAAAAATACCGCTACCGAACTTAACCAACCGCTATATACACCAGTGCAAACTCATGCGCTTGGGTTGTATTTGCGTCAGTACAAACCTGCTGAAATTGCAGCGAAGGTTGGCGTAGCTACGCGAACCTTGCAGCAATGGATTACTAAGTTTGGCTGGAAAAAAATGAGGGACGATGCTCCTGTAGAGCTGATGTTACGCCAGCGTATTGCCTATTTGATGTGGGTTGATATCAAGCATGAAGAGCAGTTAAAAGAACTGGAAATGCTGCTTGAACAGAAACGCAAGCGGGACGACGCAGACAACCGGCGCTCGGGTTCGTCATCCAGTACCGAAACTGGCAAAAAGCGGGGCAGGCGTTCCAACAAGGTTAAGAATGATATTTCCGGTATTACTAAAGATATGCTGGATGAGTTCAGAGAAAAAACCTTCTTTGAATACCAGAAAGAAATTCACTCCCATAAGTGCAACGATGAACTGAATGAGTTCCGTTTTTACCTTAAATCTCGTCAGATTGGTTTAACGTATTATTTCGCTTATGAAGCGTTTGAGGATGCCGTTCTTAACGGAGATAACCAGGTATTTTTATCTGCTTCACGTAAGCAATCTGAAATCTTCAAAAACTACATTCGTAAGTTTGCGCTTGAGATTGGTGATGTTGACTTAAAAGGTAAGGATGAGTTGCAACTTAGCAACGGTGCAACACTGTACTTCTTATCAACCAATGCCAGAACATCTCAGGGCTTTAACGGCCATGTTTATTTTGATGAGGTTTTCTGGATCCCTAAGTTCGGGGAGCTGGACGACTACGCGGGTGGTATGTCCATTCAGTCCAACTACCGGACAACGTATTTATCTACTCCTTCCACTGTTGCCCATGAAGCCTACCCGAAATGGCAGGGCAAGAAAGAGCTGAAGATTGATATCAGCCATAAGGCGCTTAAAGGGGGCTCGTTAGGTGTTGACGGCATTTTCCGGCAGATCATCACCATTGATGATGCGATTAAGAAGGGAGCAACTTTTTTCAACATGGAGAAACTGCGCCGTAAGTATCCGGATAAAACCGTATTCAATAACCTTCTTCGTTGTGTGTTCCTTGATGACTCTGCATCCGTCTTTGCGCTTAAGGCTTTGCTGGCCTGTAAAACAGATATTTTCCACTGGAAGGACGTTGACCATAGCAAAGCACGGCCAGTAGGTAATGCTGAGGTTTTAGTAGGCTATGACCCTAGAGGGGGCGGGCAGGGCGACGGCTCTGATGATGCTGGTTTAGTGGTGAGCCTTAAGCCTCAAAAGTGGGGCGGTGTTTTCCGGCTGATAGAGCGAGTCCGGTTAAAAGGTTCCAGCTATGAGGACCAGGCACAAGCCATTAAGGGGATCACTGAAAAATATAATGTGGTTTACATGGCAATGGATGTGAGCGGGGTAGGCTCTGCCGTTGCTGAACTGGTACGTAAATTTTATCCGTCTTTGGTTGAGTTGGATTACACGCCAGAGACAAAGCGAATGATGGTTTATAAAGCCCGGGAGATTATTAACGATGGACGGTTGTTATTTGATGCCGAGTGGGATGACCTTGTTCATTCCTTCCTGATGATTCGCCAGATGACGACGAAGGCGAGCAACCAGGTAACCTTTATGTCTAACCGTAGCAAAGTTGGCTCTCATGCCGACCTTGCGTGGGCTTCAATGCACATCATGCACTGGGAGCCAATTGATATTAATGATGAAGATGGCGCAGCAGTCGACATTTTCTAAGTGAGGAATAGTGATTGATATTGAGTTTAAAGAGCCTGTGAGCGTGATGAACAGTGACATATTAAGTTACTTAGAAGTGGCGTTGGTAGATGGGCTGTATGAACCGCCTATACCGCTTGATACCTTGGCTAAGGCGTTGCGGGTTAACCCGATGCATTCCAGTGCGATTGAGTTCAAGCGCAATACACTGGCTTATGCAGTATCTGTTAATGGGGTATTGTCTACTCGTGACTTGAAACGTTTTACTCAGGACTATCTTACTTTTGGTAATGGCTATTTTCAGGTAGTACGCAATGGTCATCGTCAGGTGGTAAAGATAAAGCATATTCCTGCTCTGTATATGCGTAGACGGGAGGATTTAGGTTATACCTACAAACCTAAGGCTTTTGATGATGATGGAAGAATTGATTTTAAACGTGATCAGATATTTCATTTAGCAGAGTACGACATAGCTCAGGAAATTTACGGATTGCCTGGTCATATTAGCGGCCTTACTTCGATTTGGCTGAATGAAGATGCCACATTATTTAGGCGGCAATACTATCGTAATGGTCAACATGCGGGTTATTTGTTGTATTTAAATGAACCTAACATGACTGATAAACAGGAAGATGAAATAAAGGCCAAACTGCAGGCCAAAGAAGGCATGGCTTTCAAGAATATGTTTGTCAACGGAAAGGGTAAGGGTACGCAAGCACCAGAACTTAAGCCTATTGGTCAGGTGGAAGCGAAGGACTCATTTAAAGATGTCAAAAACCAGACGATGAATGACGTACTAACTCTTCACCGTGTACCGATTGAACTGATGAGTATCCGGCGCGAGAGTATCACATCACTGGATTTGAATAAGGTTGATTGGTTATTTCACAAAAATGAACTGCTTCCGCTTATTGGAGTGTTGCAGGAACTAAATGAGTTTGTGGGTATGGATGTGATCACAGGAAACGAGTATAAGAGCCTAGATGTTGCCTAGGCTCGTTATTAATTAGTCTGAGTTGTATTGATTTGGGCTCTTATCCACTCCTGCAGAGATAGAAGCTTATGCGCCGTCTCAGCACAGGTTTTTATATTGTATACGTCTTCCGCTAAGACTTCGGCGTCTTGTTGGTAGGGCTTGTTGCTTCCAGTGGTTTTGGCGGAGTCATCAGGAACGGGGGCGGGTTGCTGAATACCGATTGCTCTATTATGCGCTCGCACTGCGTCGGCGCGGATGTGCAGCCAGTCATTATCATTAGCGATACACTGCTTATCAGCATGAGTTTTCGCATACTTAATTACCTCTTTTTCTATCGTCCGGTACCGGATATCAATCTTGTTTGTCTGATTCGCCAGAGTGACGGCCAGAGTGAATGCTTCATTTTGTTTGGCTTCTACCTTATCCCAGAGCTGGTTTTGTTTTATCTGGCTGGCATGTTCTGCACTGGTAACGCCATAGTCATAAAAAAACCAGGCTGTGGCTGCCAGTACCGAAAAATAGGCGATCAGTTTGATGTTCATAGATTTTGCCAACCGTTTAAACAGACGTTTCTTTCCTGTTTACGTCGGGTGACAATACCGCGGCAGTTGTTTTCTGCTATCCGGCAATCCTTACCGTTCACATATACCCAACGCAAGTACTCATTACAGGCTTGTTCGTTTTGCCCGGCATTAAACTTTTTAAGCAGGGTAGAGCGGTTGAAGTTTCCGGATCCAAGATTAAAAACAAAACTGACCATCATATCGAACTCGCCTTGGCTTGGCGTTTTGGTGATGGCACTGGTGACTACTTTTTCCGCTTTGGCGACATCTTCAATAAAGTACTCAGCAGCCTGCTCTAAGGTAATTTCAGTCCCTTCTTTGATATTTCTGGTATGGCCTAGTCCGGCTGTCCATTTATTGGCAGAGCATTGATATGCAGCTAACCGGCAGCCTTCCTGATTAGCAACATGTTCAAGCCCTCTATCGCTCGTTTTAAGGCCGGAACCACCATCAAATACAATTGCCAGAACCGCCATAACACTGCAAACAGTGCTGGTGATAACTCTGTTCTTAATGCTCACCCTTATCTCCTTCCAGCTCTTTGATCTGCAAGCTTGCTAACCTGGTACTAATCCAGTAGTGACGCATGGCCATAAGGCCGGAAGCAATAGCGACAATGAAGGCAATCAGTTGGGCTATATCGTTTGCTGACATACCAGCGAATGTGGCACTTATGCTGGTTATTAGGCTGTTTCTGCCGTAGTTCATTTATTTCTCTCTCTATCGCCGTAAAGGCTGTGCCTTATTGATTTTCTTTAGTGTATCGCTCTGAGTTACAGGCGGATATTTAGGCAGATTCTAGATAGGAGATGTAGAAAACCCAGCGTGATAGCTGGGTTTTAGTTAGTCTGATAGGCCTGAGAGTATCGGTCTTTTTTCGAACGGGTAGCCGGCAGATTCCGGATAATCACTCAACGTTTTCCTGTCTTGTAATAGCTTAGTGAAATCATTTTTATTGGTTATTGGAGATGTTCTGAGCTCTTCAGGGTAATGCTGGTCTTTCTCGTATTGGTCTATTCTGTCCAGAACCCTTTTTAATTGAGTGTCGCGCCACTGTTTTTCGTCTGCTGCTTTCGCTGGTCGGTGTCGTTCTATATCGTATTGCCAGCCTTTATCGTCATTTACCCATGAATCAAACTCTCCACGTTCTATAAGAGTATGGGTATTTGGCAACTCTCCTAGCTTTTCTACAATGTAGTCCTCAAGCTCAGGCTTATCTCTGTCTTTAGCGAAAGCCATTTTATTTCGGTGGTCAATAAGCTGTTGCCATTTCCCATTGGTCAGTTTGATTACATGGCCTTTATCGGCAACAGGAGGCTTGTCCCATGAGTGATTATCCGGTAAATCAAAGTTGAAGTCAGACACAACTAACTGTTTACCCCATTGATCATAATAAGGTTCTCCAATCTTTATTGGGTAGACACGCCAGCCAGATTCCTTGGTATGTAATGCTGTTTGTTTATCTGGGTTATGTTGGGGGGGCTCTTCCTTAATAGCCCATTCCGGATAATCCCCATCAGGTTTGCCAATAACAAACATCTGGCAGTTTTGGTTCCAGTACTTCTCCCATGTCATGTTTTTGATTTCTGGTGACCAAGAATCAGAGTCTTTGTTGTAACGAGCAATCATGCCGTCTTTAGACGGGGTATAGATGTTTTCTGTAAACTCAGGCCCCAATGCTGTTCCTTTTACAACGTGTTCTTTAGTGTTTTCAATCCACCATCCGTCAGGTGTAATTTTAGAAACACTTACCGAACGAGATCTATCAAAAAACTTAGTCATTAGGCCATCCTTACAATCCAGTTAACTTTCCGATGATCTATGGTATTTTTTAGGGCGCCAAACAGAGCAATGGCTAGAGTATGAGCGTGTGAACCAATAGTTACCTGATGTTCATGTTCACCTGAAGAATCAGTTGTGGCCTTTCCAAAATATGTACTATGCCCCCAAGTACTTGCTTTATTTGTTCTTCCTGAGTCTCCATAGATGCTAAGTGTGTGGGTGTGCGCTCCTGCTCTATTTGTGCTCTTTGCACCAATATCTGTAGAGCTTGCTGTTGAGCCAGGGTGACCATGCTCCTTAACCTGACCCTCCTTAAACTCACCTACAGTTTCACCGTCTTCTTTGCCAATAACACCGCAGCCTTGCATGCCCGGAATCACACCATCTGGCCATATCTTTGCCAGTTCGGTGTAGACGTTGGTATCAAATGCTTGGTTTTTCATAATGGCGAAGCCTTCAGGAGCTACGTCGGTAAACCATGGGATAGCAGCACCTACAGGAAAAATTCTAGCCGCAAGTTTCAGCCATAGCTTGTTTACCAGCTTGTCGACAACATGAGGAACTCCCAATGCATAAACCAGTTTTTTTACAGTTAGAAATGATTTGTCGTCATCTCCGCTATCTACGTTTTCATTGGTGGTTATTTTAGCGATACCTGCTAATTCTTCGGTTGCATAAGGAGCCCCTTTCAGCTCTACAGTAATATTTTGGATGCTGGAAGCTGCTAGATTGAGCTCAAATGCTTCTGTTATCACTGTATCTTTCTGCTTGTAGGTTATAACCGCTCCATCACGGCTATCGACCGCAAAAAGGGTGCCATCTTCCAGCCAGTAGCCAAGTTCTTTACCTTCAAATTCTTCATCACCATCCCAGACTGTTTCAAAATGTAGTTTACCGTTGCCAATAATGGCTCCGCGAGTAATGGCTCGTTTTTCAATTTCACTACGTAGTTTTGTTTGGTCTGCGGTAGGCGTATATCCTTCAGTGCCAATACTGATATGAGTAATTTTGTAACTAACGCCAAGATCACCGGCCTTAATTGAGGCTTTTATCCCGGCATTGGTAATCAATAAGCTCATTGTGTTACCTCATATTGGTGCAGATTGCGAATATGTCTGCAGTTCGCTATCTGATGTTGATAGTCTATTTGGGTGTTGTATATCCAAGTGATTTCGGTATGTGGCAGTCGGCGTTTTTCGAACTCACTCCAAGCTTGTTTGCTATTTTTCCTACCTGACTGGAATAGAGAGATGTAAATCAGGTTTGGCTTTTCTTCGCGGTCAAATACCTGGCCGTTGTTTTTCCCTGCTGTTGTAAATAGAAGCGCCTGATAGTCACTTATTTTCCAGCCAAACAAATCATTATTAAACTGAGTCAACAAAGACAGCTCAATTTCATCATGAGTATCTTTAAAGTCTGCGGCCATGCCTTCAATGGTGTTTTGCAATTCGGTGTTGTCTGCTTGTTGCCAGTAATCTCCTTTAGGAAGTAGGCTACGAATAGCATCCGAAAAATCTTTCTCACTGTAGTCAATGATTAACTCGGAGGTGTCCATGTGACGGCTCCCAATACATGAATTTGATTGTTGTTTATAGTGACTTCATCGGTTGGTGTTTTTACAATGAAATTGTTGGTTACCTTAGAGATTGCGAGAACAATCTCTGTTGATGTGATGGACTCTAGTTTCTTTGTTTTTCGATCAAATTTGCCCATTTTGTTTTTTACAAGGGTTTCTAGGGCCTCAATTACGTCAGTACGAATTGCCAAAGCTTCAATTCCTTGAATCTCGATATTTAACATCACATGTTCTGGTTTTTTAGCTTTAGGGTGGCAGCCTGCCAGACGGTTCTTTTCATAAACACCCTGTACTAGGTTCATCACTTCATCACTCAGAGTAGGATCGTTCTGGCGAGTACCGATATAGACCTCTACCATTCCCCGTTCTGGAGTGTTATCGAGAGCCCAGGCATAATCAACATCAGCGTGAGCAGATACAGACCATGCTTGATAATCCTCTGCTTTGCCTACTAATTCGTTTTTTTCAAACGCGACTATCACCCGTTCTCTCCAGTGTTCTAACGCTTCAACATCTGCTCCGCCTGCAATTTCCTGACTAATTACCTTATTGGGATTTATACCATTTAGACCAACTTTCAGTTTTAGAACACTTCCTGCTGGCAGATTACTACTCACTCCTGAAGTAAGGGCTATCACTTCAACTGGTGCGTTACTGTATTGTTCTTTGGTGGTTTCATATTCTTTATCAACACTGGTAATTACTGTGCCTTTCGGAATGACCACGGTATTTTCCAGTTCTTCAAAAACTACGTTTCCCTTGGCGAAGGTTGGCAATAAGCGCGGGGTTTTATGTCTATTCGCATGAAGATACAACCAAGCTTCTGAGCAGGTTTCAGGGTGCAGTTCTCTAAAAAGCATGTCCTGATAACCATACTGTCCATAACTAACACCAGCTATTGCAGAGGCGATAGCATCAACTGCAGGGGTGTTCAGCCCTGTTTTTGACATCAGGTTTTTCTTAGCCCGATCAAGTAAATCTTGCAGGCTGCGTTGTGTGCTCATTTACTCACCTTAGATAGTGGAACATCAAACTTAGAATCATCAGCTAACGTTACTGTAATTCTTCGGCCCATATGGTTTTTTGCCTCTTCCCATACCCTAACTTCAATTGATTTGGCGTGGCCTTCGGTAATTAGCCAATTCACAGACTCTTCATAAAATGCTTTCGCCAGGCTTAAAGTTTGTGGCGTGATTTTTTCTCGTCTCAGTGTCCAGTCGCGAGAGCCAACCATATTGAGCAGCTTATGGCTCCAGCTACCGCCACGTTCGTTATTTTCCATTCTGGAACGGTCGTTTTGAGTCGATTCAGCATGGTTATGAATGCTCTGTAATATTGCGTGAGTCATTCCTTCCTTAGATGCCAGCGGAGCAGTTAAAGCGCTTAGAGAAAAGTGCTTCATTTGTTTGGCCTCTCAGTGGCCTTAGTTTGGTCATCATCTTCATAGTCGTGGGTGTGGCTCTCAACAGTGACGCCACCAAACTGACCGGATTTACCACCAACATTACCAACCACGTCCAGATCACCGCTTACACTCATATCTCCGGATACAGTAGTTTTATCAGCAATAATATTGACGGCCGGAGCGGTGATGCTTACCTCGTCTTTTGCTTCAGCTTCCAACTTGGATGAGGCATAAACCTTAAGAGCAGCTTTAGTAAAATGAATCAGATTTCCTTTATCATCCAACACCGCTACTTCCCCGGGAGCCAGTTCAATCTGATGCCGTTCATCTTCTACATGTACAGTAATCCCTCTGGCAGTAACACCACCCAAAAACAGGTTATAAGCCTTAGCCTCTGGTAGTGGTCGGCTCATAAATCCATAGTTATGGACTCGCTTAATTCGGTCATTGGTTCGGCCTGTCGCGGTTCTTATTTGCAACATACTAGTGGTTGCGCCTGTCACTGTGCCTGTTCCGATCACATTCTTGATGCGGGCCATTAATCGCTGTTGTTGCTGACGTTGAGCACTAGACATGGCTTTGCTCCTTAAATGGACGATATAGCTCTATAGATGTGCTTGCAGAGCTTTCGGACACCGATAGACCCAAAGCTTTTATAACTAACATTTCACTGAAATTTTGTTTGCTGTCGATCACCCGAATAACTCTATTTAGACCATTAATAGCAAGCTCCGGAAAAATATCGGCTATCTGAGTATTAACAGTCAGGCTTTCGGCTATCGCTAAGTTTCGTTCGTACTTGGCTCTGGATAGACAGGCTTTTTGGTTCTGAAGTTGATCGCAAATAATCACCATCTTTCGGGCTTTGTTTATGCCAGGTGAAAGTACAACAGCATTATTATCATCCCATGCGCCTTGCACTTCGATGCGGTGAAACTGTTTACTGAAATCTCGGTTGATGTCTATCGATTCAACGTTTTTGCCAACTTCCAAGCCTATGCCTTGAATTGTGGCGTGAGCAGTATTCTCGATAGTTAGCACACCATCACGCTCGACTAACATAAAACCTTGCTCTCGAATCAACTGAGCCAGATTATCCACCGGCGACTCGGCTGTTATCTGAAACTCAGGTATAGCCGGCATATCTGTAACCCGGCTTTTCACACTCAATCCAAATGGAACTGATACTGTTCGCAACAACTTTTCAATATTCTGGTCGTAAAGTGCATCCATCGTAATTCGTGAATCAATCATGTTGGCACTTAATGAGCGGCCAGAAATGCTCTGTTCCCGAGAGCTGGATGCTGTTGAACTGTCTGTTTTATCAATCTGGCCGGATAGGATCGGTGTTCCGTCTAATTGGAATTCAACAGGTAGCGGCTCATTGATTGTCATCGGTGGTATTTTGCAGCTAAACGTATGAGCTAGCTGCTCTACTGAGTAGTTCAGATTTGCCTGATAAAAAGGAACGTGTGTATTGTTGATGAGCAAGGTTAGCTTTCTCATTCTTCATCCCTCACAGCAATATCACCTTTCATGAACAAAGGATGCTGAAGAGCATTGATTGCTGTTATCAGGCTTTCTTTTGTGTACTCATCGTGAGCCAGTGCTAAGGCCGGACGAAAGCGGGGCGCATGTATCATTCTGTGAGGTGCGGAACCGGAAATAACTTTATCTCTTTGGATCTGCAAACTTCCTTTTAGCACAGTAAGTTCATCATAGAGCTCCATGCTTTCGAGGGTAGATACTTTAGTAGCATCAGCAATGCGCTTATCCACATTATCAATCAGGCGGGATATATCGCTGATGATAATATCTGATTGCTTTGTGTTTTTTGTAACATCAAACTTCTCTGTTTTTTCAATGTCGTGAAGGTCTTTGCTCATCTTCACAGCGGCTGTGACCATTTGAACGTTGAAGTGACTAGTTGGGCTCTTGCTGTCTATCTGATTTAACATCAAGTTTTGAGCATTTCGCGAGTTGTCTACCGCTTCGCTTGGTGAGTCAGAGAGATACTTCAATGCATTGGCTACCGCATCAACCACATTGATAAACATGTTTGCAAAACGCTGAGGTTCATTTGCCAGGCTGCTAATTGCAGAATGCGCTTCGTTAATGGAGTGGTTTATTTCTTTAATCAGATCATCAGCCATTTCCAGTCGGTTGACGATATCCACAACTGTATTTAATGCATTAGTAAAGTAACTCTGGGTTTCATGTACTTTAGAAACGTCCTCTACCTCAAGTTCTTTTACTTCTTTCGTAAATGATTTTACTGAGACGTTTTCAACGATAGCGGACTGCTCCTTAGCACTGACAATCGTTGAAATGGTGATAGTAGGAGATACACCAGTCCGGAAGAATGTCAGGCTAAGAGAGACTAATCCCCGCTTAGTGCTGATGCTTTGTGAATAGGTTTCGAATGTTAGCTTTAGCTCACCAAGCCATGGATGTTCAAGCTCTCCAGATGGTTCTTTATCGAGACTATCAATAAAGGCGTTCGCATCGGTCAGAGATGCTGAACCAACAAACACCACTTCGAGATTAATGCTCTTGGCTTTGCTGCCCATACTCTTGATGTTGGGCAGGTTTGAATATGGTATCTCAGATATGTGCAGGCGCTTACCACCATCTATGGCAGTAGATAGGATGTTGAGCTTATGCCCGTTCCATCTCCCGTGCTCGTACTTGCGTTCCCACATTAAAAACTCTCTTAAGAACCATGAAAAACTCGAATAAGGCTGAATCAGGAAATTTGTGGCGGGAAACAGGCGCTCTGGCCTCGTTCGGACTCACCCCTCCCTCCGCACCAAAATTCAGCACTACAATTTTGCGCAATCTGAGGCGCATTTAACTTCGGTATGGTTATTTGAGCACAGCCCTTGTGGGAACTGAATCAAGGGCTGTTTTAGATTGGCGATATAGAGATCGTTGAAGATCGTTTTTGTGCGTATTCAAAAATAAAGGAGTGGTTAGCTCAAATATCTAAGTCGGGGAGCTTTTGAATAATAGATTTGTAGTTTTTAAATGCAGTTGTTATCTGTTGTTCATCAATAGTAGATGCTTGGTGCACAAGCTTATGATCTATCCATACTTTTAATTGATTATCTATAAACTTTATTGATAAAGGAACTTCCTTTTGAGCCTTTGATGTGAAATAACCGTTGACTTGGAGAGAGCCCTTGCTAATAAGATAGTCTCTTTTTCCTCCAGGGAAGCAACCAGTGGCTTTCGTTGCTATTGTTATGAGGTCTTCTATGTCTTTGCTGATCATACTTTTTCATACTCCTTAAAAAGCTAACTTAAACATTAACTTACACTAATCGTAACTTTTGATAAGGGCAGCGAAAATTATTTTTGCTACACGTCACATGTTGAATATATCCATCTGATTTAAATTCCCCTTACATAGCTCCGGCTGCAGTTCTGGATCTGGTTTATGTCCGGTAGGTTCAATAATTCGGTGGACTGTGGTTAAGGTAGTAAATGCCTTACCACAGTTTAGGTTTAAGCACTGGCAGTAGGCTTCACGAGTGTCTTTACTCATTGGTCGTGATGTTGCAATCCGGGCTTTGCTTTCGCAGATAGGGCAGGTGATTAGCATAAATACTCCTTAATCTCGGACACTTTTATATCTGCCGAACTGGCTCGGCATTGGTGTTGAATTTGTTCTTGCTGAAAGATTGTTTGTAGGTGGTGAATCTGCACCATTAATGAACTCTTCCCACTCTGGATCTGAGCGGTTTAGCTCTTGTTCCAGGAAGAATTTATCTATGATTTTTTGGCCTTTTGGTGGAATTCTACAGTTATTGCCACTGGACCAAGGTCGGTCGCTCCCGCTCCCTGTTTGAGCCTCCGATAAATCGGAGTCTTTCTTGATCAATTTCCATTCTGTTTCGCGAGTGAATACCGTCAGGCCACACCCTTCCAAACCATCGATTGCTGTTACTGTTTCGCCATATTTATTTTCACGTTCTTTTTTCAGTATTTTGATTGGGCGCATCGAGGCTTTGAGACGATGACCTCCCATATAATCCATATAGGCAGAGAAAAAGCCGGCATCGGCAGCACGTCTGGCCTTCTCGAATAAGCAGAGTTCCTGTGCTTCATCTATTCTTCGTAGTTCACGCCAAATCGTGACAGGTGGCGTTTTCTGGAATTGAAACTGCCGAAAACAAAATGTGCGTGACCAGGCAGTAACGTTTCTGACCGTCTCTTGTAACTTGGCGCGTTTGTTGTCGGTATCTGTCAGGCCTTCCAGCGCGTGACCATCAACATTCTTAGATATGTATTTAGCCAGATAGGCGACAGCACCACCTTCAGATTTGTCGATTGGCTTGGCAAGAAAGCGTGCCTTCATAGCTTTAGTTTTTGGTTTACCGTCAGAAAAATAGAGGTCTTGCTGTTCGCGGAACTGGTAGTCCTGAAGGCCGCCGACAAAAGCTTTTACATGCTCTAGCGGCATAAAAAACACACCATGCCAGTGTGGTGTGCCATCCTGATGAGGCTCAACAACTCGCATTCCGTAATAGGTGAGCCCTCGATAATCAGCCCATGCGCGGAACAACTCCCATCCTTTACTTAACCATGCGTGGGCATCTTTCGGAGTACTACCATCAAAATTCTTGTTTTCAATCCAGTACTTTCCATTTTGTCTTAACCGGTGAAAGCGACTAGGGGAGGTCATAGTAATAAAGATGGCGACATGATCATTGCTTTCAGCGTACTCCTGACAGCCAGCTATACGGGTCATAAGTTCATGGCGTCGGTTTGCCGGATTACTTTGGGAAGAGTCAATTACTGCTTGCAGGTCAACTACATCGCCATTTTCTGACTCAATGGCCATTAGCTCTATCCATTCTCGTTGTCTGTCCTGCCGAACGGTAAGCCATTCACAGGCAGAAACAGAAGCATAAGGAGAGCTATGTGGTGATACCATACCAGCAGCACGCCGGGCGTTTTCAAATACAGAAACAACAATACGATCAATGGCTCTTCGCCAGAATGCTTCATCCATCAGGCGAGCCATCGAAGAGATGGCCTGAATGTCATCTTCAACATAAGTGAACTGAGGTAGCCACAGAGATGCACCGGTAAACTCATTAATAAACTTAAGAGTCTGAATAGGTGAAAAACCTTTGTCAGCAGCAAGGCGAACGCGGTTACCGCAACGGCCTGCCATCTCAACGGCTAACTTAGCTCGCTTTATTTCATTATCAACCTTCCACCATGGCTCTGGCATAACTGAATATGCTGAAGCGACAGCGCTGCTACGCTTTTCAATAAACTCAATAGCACGTTTAAAGCCGTATTTACGTAGCCTAGCTGCCGCTGCTTTATCGATGTAATTGCGGATATCAAAGGGTAGTTTCAGTTTGTTAGCTGTGGTTGAAGCGAACTCAAACACTTTTTCCCGTGGTGTTTGTTCATCTTTATAAACCCATACTTTTTCCTCAAAGTCGAAATGAGAAACTTTGCTGTAGTATTTTTTGTTTTCCAGATAAGCAAGCAGCTCCCTGTGAATATTACTAGGGAGCCGGTTCATAGGGTTGCTTAGGTTGATATTATGCTGCTTCATTTGGTTCCGTGCGTGTTACTACTCGATTAGGCAACCGGAGAGATTTTTCCTGAAGCCTGGAGCGCCATTTTTTGTCATTCGTGCTCATGATTTTTGGACGTGATTTGGGTGGGTTTCGGATATCATTTGGGTCTAAGCACTTTTCTTCAGTGCATATATAGTCCAAAGGTTTTTCATTCGTTTTCACCTTTTTCCTGAACCCGAACTTTGCTCTAAGTTCTTCCACTGACTGAAGAGATTTTTCAGTCTTTTCAGGATCAAGGTTTTCTGTTCCGGCCATACTTTCACAGGGCAGGTGAAGCGGTGATGTAATAGGTAAATCAACGATAGATTTGCCAGAACAATAGTCGATATCTTCGTTCATATTTCCTCCAGTTCTTGAGTTGTAACCACCATATAGCCGCCTTTACCGTGGCCTTTGGTGATTACGCCATTGCGCAGGTGTTTGCAGTTCAAATCAGAACAGGCTTGTTTAGTGGCATCTTCCATTGATGGGAATTCGCCAACAGGAACGCTGGCGACTTCTTGAGTTTCTTCATGGCGGATAATGCCCCCTTCGGGGCATAGGGAGACTGCGGCGTACATCATGCCGCCACCTCGCTTGTGTTTTGCTCGCGAGCTTCGGCCAGCAACTCAATAACCTGGTCCTCAATTTCCAAAAGTTTAAGAAGGGCGGTTTCTTCACTAATCTTTGTGGATACAAGCAGCAAAGGCGCTGCTAATTGTTTTTTACTCCAGTCAAGATCTGCGGCATAAACAGTAACGGTAACGTCATCGGTGTGAGGGGTAACGCTTACCAGAATGTTGATAAGCGAACGGTTTTCGATAGCCATATCAGTTAGGTTATTAACTGCTTCCATAACTTGGCTTTCATGCATTTTTTTTAAACGGTCTATAGCTTTCATTATTTGCTCCTACACAAATTTAATGGTTACGTAAGTCCGGGAATTGCTGCACCACTTGCCACAAAATCCAGACTCATTGATAAGAATGGGGATGCACCTTGAGTGCGGTTTTCAAGATCAGAGACAAGAAGCACTAAATTATTAATGCCTTTGTAGGCTTGCTGAATGATTCGGTTTTGCGCTGTACGTGGTAGCCGGGCACCACCGTGCTCAAGAGCCATGCGGGAAAGGTCACCGGCAGAGAGTGAGTTTTCTAATACGCGCTTTAAGAAGGTTTCACTATTTGCACCACCGTTACTATCTTCGAGTGGTGTAGACACCATGTTCAGGCCGCGTGATAGCGCATTCCAAATAGTGAAATCATCTGTTGCTTGGGTTATAGCTACCAATACAGGTGGGGTTAATAGCCGTGGCTGCTCTGGGTTGAGCATGTTGCGCATAACGTTTGATGGAATCCCTACCTGCTCGGCCAACTCCGTTAAGTTATGGCTGGATGCAAACACCACACAAGCGTTGTCAAATGCCGTTTGTGCAGTGCTTAAGCTCTCGCACATTGTCAGTTTTGCAGTCATATCCGACAATCCTAAGCAAAGGGAAAAGGAAAAACGGAATAGATAAGAATGCCCCAGCAAATCATTTCGTATGCAAGTTGCCTGTTTTCTCTTTTTAAGGAACTACGGTAACTGTCCATAATCAATACTCACTTCGTAGTTAGTGTCGGTGATTAGTGAAAGGAGCCGTAAATGGATTCCCATTCGGCTTTGGCTTCTGCTTGTTTCTTGTCGATGTAGGTTGCTAAGTCATCGATAGAAATAAACAGCGGCATTTTTCGGCCAGTAACGGCGGCTTTTGGGTCTTCGTGTAGACGAAATGTGGGGATAGGAAATTCGTTGGCGTTTGCTTTAGCTTTCGCTGTCGCGTACTTCATTCCGAAGTATTCTTCAGAAACATCGCTCAACTTCACAATAGGAGCACCAAATATGGCGTGTAGTGCATACTGAGTATTCATAGCTTTACCCTCAATATACCTTGTATGGTATATTAACCTCGTTTATCGGCTTTAATCTTCGTTTGTTTGGACGCAGTCGGAGATTAAAGTAGTTTAGTTGTGTTCATTTATGGTTAATTAAATGATCATTTAAGGTATGAGTCAACCGGTTATTTAAGGTTATTATGAGAGAGTGGTATACCAGTAGTGAACTTGTTGGTTTGGATGGGATGCCTAATAGTCTTGAAGGTATTAGTCAAAAATCAAGAAGAAACAGTTGGTTAAGAAGAAAAGCATCAGGTCAGGGACGAGCTATGGAATACCATATCTCGAATTTTCATGTAGACGTAAAAAAACAGTTAATTGAGAAGTATGTCCCAGATTCAGAAGACGCAGAAAAGCTGATGACACTACCAGCCCCTGAATGTGCATATTCTGGTGTTAAATTAACTAACGAAAATATCGACGAGTTTTCAACTGAGCATATTGGTAGGGCCGGTTCCGGCAATGTTTCTAAAATTACCTCTATGACTGAAATTAAAGAGTGGTGCGAGCTGCCTGTTTTTGATGTACATGCAGCCGCCGGTGCTGGTTCTTTAGTGCATAGTGAATATCAGATCGACAGTTTAATACTGCCAACCAGCTTGTTATCTGAGTTTGGGTTATCACCAAATACGGCGTCTATCATTTATGTAAACGGTGACTCTATGGAGCCAACATTGAGTGATGGTGATCGTTTGTTGGTTGATATCCGCGAGCAGCAACATCCAGTAGTGAATGGGGTGTATGTTATCCGTATTGATGATGCGGTATATGTGAAGCGTTTACGCTGGGATATACCAAAAGGAATTTATGAAATTATCTCTGACAATACTGCTGTACAGGCACCGTTTGAGATAGACCACAACAACGGGCGCAATTTTAAAATTATAGGCAAAGCCGTCGCGCCAGTGTTTAAGAAGATTTTTTAAGATAGAGCCACATGTCGTCAGCATGTGGCTTTTTGGTTGGTTAGGAAATAATTTAGAATCTAAAGGCATTAATTTATGAAATATGGAGACCAAAAGGTTCAAAAACAGCGCTGGGCTAGAAAGGTTTTTTCTCGTTATGTAGGTAGTGGTTCCCGGCGACTAAGATCAAGAAAAAAATCCTTTACGACTCGTCGATTAAAACTATCAACGTGCGATAACCCAAGTTGCACTAAACCAAAATCAGAGAAGTTTAAGCTAGCCGTGAACACTTTGACTGTTGCTCCTATGTTCCCTGATGATAGGAGCAAAGTGTTGAAATTTTTTGAGGAAGTATGTTCCTTTTTAGAAAAATCGAAAAAAAGCAATTTTCATGGAGTGGTAGTTTTAAATCTAGAAAAGGTAGAAAAGGTAGACCCGAGTGGTTGCGCTTTTTTATTTTCTTATATTGAAATGTTTCAGGAGCTCTACCCTAGGGTTAGTTTCAAATTAAAGTATCCAAATCGTATTACGTCTCATGTCGGTAGTCGTTCTGAGACAATTCAGCCAAATCATGTGTTTAATCACTTAGAGTTGTATAAACAATTAGGTAGCACTAAAGCCCCTCTTTGTCATACACTTCCCCCCCCTAAGCTTAAAATTTGGCAAACCGAGTCTTTTACGAATAGTGACTCTTCGCTGGTAGGACAAATATTAGAAAATGTTTGCCGCAAAGTACCTAATGTATCGGATGCCCAAATCAAAAAAATATACAAAATACTGATTGAGGCTGTCAATAATTGCCCTGAACATGCATATGATGACGTGTTTATGAGAAATAAAGGCCTGAGTTATAAAAAGACTCGATGCTTATTTGCAATTATTGAAAGTCGTCTTGTCGTTGTTGTTGGTGATCTAGGTGTAGGTATCCGCTACACTTTAGAGCATGGTAAGGCAAAAGATTCATGGGAACTTTTCAAACGGTTCCAACGACTAATCAGAAGAAATAAGGACTTTTCATCTAGAGATAGCGAATGTTTGGAAGGTATGATTAACATTAAAAATGTTCGTGAAAGAAATTCCAGACACAGAGAGTTTGAGAATAGAGGTTATGGTGGAGTTGATCTACAAAATGCAATTAAGGGGCTAGAAGGCAGATTATTGATTATGTCGGGTAAAGGCTCCTTAATGCTAGATGCATCAAACCCAGAATCTATGGATGTAAAGCCTAAGGATTTTGACGTTGGTTTAAATGGAACCCTAATTTCTATGTCAATTCCACTAACAGTTTAAATATGAGTAATCACATGTTGAAGTTAAAAGTTACTGAGTTTACGAAGTACCCTGGTCCAAGATATATCAATCTTGGTTCAAACAGTGGGGAAGAGTTCCGTGAACAATATTTAGTAGACAGGTTAAGAAAAGACTCACAAGTATCAGTTAATTTAGATGGCGTTCTTGGCTATGGTTCATCATTCTTAGAAGAAATTTTTGGTGGCATTGTTAGGGCTATGCCGGCTCACCCTGCATTGGTACACCCAAATGGTGATCCAATAATTAAGCATGATTTTATTACATTGCAAATGATTTCTTTCATTAAAGAAAATCTAGTTTCTAATGATGACCCTTCGGTAGTTAGTGAAATAAATGGTTATATCACGCGTCAAATAAAGGTACTTGAGGGTAGGTAGAATGACTTGGTGGATTGCTTTTACTATAGCTATTGTTGGTTGGTATTTTACCTCTACTCAAAACGCTAAGAACAGTGCACGTTCGTTGATAAATCAAGAGATAAAAGAAACAAGAACAAAACTGCATGAACTTATTGTTTCTTGTTCTAGTGACGGTTGCGAACTTCCCTTAAAACCAATGGGGGAATATTTTGTGAAGATGCAAACATATATAGTCTCAGTTCAAGAGCTTGATAGTTTGTATGCGTCTTATCGTTTACCTTATTTCAAGCACATTAGAGTTGTAAGTGTTCCTTTTACCGCAATAAGTAGACTATCAGAGCATGGTAGGTTAAGAGGAACTAAAAAATTTATTAAACACTGGCTTTTACCTCAATCAAACGGTAGCGATAGAAACCGTTACTTAGGTTTTGACTTATCTGAGCATGTGTCTGCTATTCGTCAATCCTTAACAGATGATGGTGAAAGTGTGGATAAAGAGAGCCGACTTGCGATGCTAAACTTGCAGTATAAAAAACTTTGTTTAGCTTATCAGTTTGTTAGCTGACATTTGTAACACTAGTAAAAAGGAGCCATTCGGCTCCTTTTTATTATGCATGATTGTTAATTCTATTTTCTGTATTATCAATCTTTCTTATTGTCCTTTTTTAGCTCTAGACTTAATTTTTTGTTTTTTCTTTTAGCCGTTGTTACTCTTTTTAGATAGACCTTTCTAGGTGTTAGTTCTGAAGTTGTCAATGCTTCTTGCACACACTCAAGCCTAGATGGCATATCATCATAACTTCTGCGGTGATCCTGCAAGACAGAAGCCCAACTAGTTAAACTACTTGCTCGGCGCTCAATGCTTGTTCTTCTTAGGCCCTTTACACAATCTTTAATAAATTGCTCTGATGATTTTGGGGCAAGTTCTGTAATACTCGTGACGTTCGCCCATTTCATCCATGCCCAGCCAAAATCGCTAGACTCAAACCTGTCTGCAAGGTATTGATACTTCGCTATTTTGCCATTTTTTTGTGCCAGAACTCGACCAGCTGTAGTAACCGTGTTGCTATTGTTCAATAAACCTAAGCAGCGTGCAGCGTGCGTATGATAGGCTACTTGACGTTGTGAACTGATGCCGCTAATAAGTTCGTGTTTTAGCTCCCCGCCTTCTACTCGGTGCTCAACAATATCGATAACCCGGTCAAGGTCATTAGCTTGTGGTACTTTAGTTGAGTCAATAATTGTAACTGTAGAGTCTTCAAGCTTTTTAATCACGGATGATAAGCCACTAGAAGTTATTCGTACTGGTTTCTCAAGTACCTCAGATGTTTTTGGTTTAAGCGTTAATTCAAGCTTATTAAGATTAACAATATCCAATAGATCTTTTAATCGGTATGGGTCTATATTTAAGTTTGCTAATTTTTGTTCCAGAGTATCTGCATCTTCAAGAAGAGAGCTTAATTGTTCTATAGCAATAGCCGCCTTTTCATGATCACTTGCTCCAAGCTTCATATCGAAAGAGCCATGAGTTGCACAAATTGGTCTGACAGACGGTCTTTTATGAGTATCTCCCCTCATAAGTGATTCAACAATCTCGTTGAATGCATCTATTACCTTAGTTACAACGCTTGATTTAGGGCTTTCTTTATCTCTGCTTTTAGCTATTCGTAAATTAAAGTCCCATTTTGACTCTGGGTCTAGAGATTGGATTTCATCTACGTCAATAGAGAAATCGGCAGGTGGTAAGTTTACTGAATTGCGTATTACACTATCTAATGCTTCTATCGTGGTTTTTTGATTGCGATCAGCAGCATAAGTCGAAACAAGCATCAGCTGTTTTGATTCTGAAAAAGCTTTATTGAAACTGTATTCTTCACGAAGCAGTTCATCTAGGATTTTGTGTGAAACAGGCATATAGACCCATTTCGTAGACGAACCTTCATCATAGTCCCCACTCCAGTAAACCAGATATAGACGCCCAAGTTCATCTTTTACAGAAAAGCATTTTGGACCAAAAAATTCATCGTAGATTTCAAAGAACCTTAATCTACCTAGAATGGTATCTGTAGGTAAAGTTTTCATTATTCTTTTACCTCATCCTGAATATGCCTGTGAGGCTCCGCTCCTTCTTGAACCCATAATGTAATATGTCCACTTTTCTCTATAGCAGCAGGTATAACACCCAACTCTGGGCATAAACTACCACAGACTGTTTGCCATTGCCCGTACTGCTCAGGTGCAGGGTAGTTTTTTTCTACTCTGCGTATCTTAGAAAGTTTAGACCAGAATGATACGCCATAGGACTTTGGGATGTCTTTTGTGTCATACACATAATCAGGCTTCTCGTCTCGATGCCTCTGAAAGTCAACTTCTGTTGGGGGGATAGTTCTAACTAAGCGATATACCCATCCTTCAGCAGGTACTACATCGCAGTTTTCAGGAACCCCTTCAGGAAAGTCAACTGGCCAACTGTAATCTAAGCTATTATTGCTCATTCTATAATTCTTATCCGAACTGTTTTCAAACGAAGATTTTTATCAAATCTATATTCAATGTGTTGAATGCTATCATGCAATTCATGTTAGTTTATAGTAGTTTATCGTAACGTATATCACGTAATTAGACATGTTATAGGAGCTAGAGTTGTCTGAATATCATGATCAAGAAATGACACAAGATAATGCCATGATGCCAAACCAGAGGTGTAAGCTGGCATTTCTTGTACCTATCTATATTTTTTTGTATTCATTAATCGCTATCTGGATTTTGATTGATGGTTGGCTTACCGATTTTTCGTTTGTGTTAAAACTGTGGTCAGTTTCGGATATTAAGTCCGTTCCGACACTTGTTCATTATGTGTTGTTTACAATGAATGGTGCGCTATTCGGTAGCGCGATTCTTGGAATAATTTCATTTCATAGATACTTTGCAATTGAGAAGACATTTGATGCTGACCACTTATGGGGATTTCTGTTTTCGCCGCTTTTGGCATTGTTAGTTGGTATTTTGATATTTGCCATTATCCAGAGCGGATTGGTTGTATTGTCAGGTGATCTGGCAAGTGCAACCAATCCTGAGAATGCCACGTTGGGTTACCTAGCTATAGGCGGTATAGCAGGATACAACTGGGATGTCTTTGTGAAAAAACTACAAAACTTGTCTAAAGATGTTATAAATGCCGAAGATTCGTCTCAGTAAGCAGTGTTTCAAAGGCATTCTCATATTAGACATTAGTCATTTCTATATTCTAATTTGTCTACTAGGCGTCGTAATGTTTCCATCGCTGCCATCGTTAAACTCAATATTATAAAAAGTGGCTCTAGGTATGACAAATCTGGGTTGAAATACCATTTGTGTAACACAATTAGGCTAAGTGTTGTATAAGCTCCTTCTAATCCTAAAATGGTACCAGTGAGTAGCGGCTTGACTATTTCCTCCCAAGCTTTCTGATTTCCAACAATGGTTGCTGCTTTGACGAACATGGCTAGAATACCCGCAATAAAAAATATAAATATAACCTCGTTACTTGATAATCCAGGTTTTGAGGTTACATCCACAATTGTGTAATAGCCAAGAGCCCCAAAAAACGTCGAAGCCGTGGTTCCGTCTCTACGTATTTTAATGTGAAGATCTTTCATAATTTATGCTCAGATGTATGGTTTAATTTGTATAGTGTTAATTGATTTTTATCTTTTCTTTCGTGCAATTTATGAGGGAATAGTTGCGTATACACTTGCCAAAGTATATTCAAGTTTCTATGTCCGGTAACCTGTGCTACTTCCTCTATTGAATAACCTGCTTCAAATAACCGGCTTGCTCCTTCCCGTCGTAAATCATGGTAACGCAAATCTTCTATTCCCAGTTCATTTCGTACTCGTTGAAAACCAGCTGTTACTGAACGAGGGTTGTAAGGAAAGATAAGTTCGCCTTTTTTCTCTTGGTGTATAGCAATATCAAAAGACTCACCAAGTAAAGGAACCAACATATGATTACCTTCTTTTTTACGCGGGTCTTTACGATCGCGAACCACAACGGTCTTGTTTTCTTCGTTTAGGTCTTCCCAGCGAATGGTGCAGACTTCACCTATTCTCATACAGGTAAGAATGCTGAACTCCAGAATATCTAAGTAGGGAATTCTTGTTTTTCCGTTCGGCCGGAAGTTCTCTCTTGCTCTTAGCCCTTCTTTTAACTTATCCAGCTCAATAGCGGTGGGTCGCCTAGTACGCCTTTGTGACTTTCCGACTAGCTTCATATCTGTAAGGACGGGTACAGCTTCTTCAAATACAGAATAGTTCGCCTCAATATTAAAGACTGGCTTTGCCTTTTTCATTACGGATCGCAGGTAAGCAATATCGTGGTAGATAGTGGCAGGTTGTGCGCCTGCACTCTTACGGTTTTTGCAGTGCGCAATAAGATCAGAAGTAGCTAATTGGTTGGTAAGTACTTTAGATATATCGCAGTCGATAAGCATGTTGATAACATATTGCTTAGTACGCCCGGTGTTATCCCACAAATCACGCTCTTGTTTAAATAGATAAAGTAGCTCTCCAATAGTGGTAGCTCTTTGAGCGTTAACACCTTTTTCTTCAATCTCACTCACCTGATGTTTAGCCCAGGCAGTTGCTAAGGCTTTTTTCTTATGTGTTTTGGCAAATCGGTGTACAATTCGCCCATTCTTTTTGACAGTAATTGTTGCTTTATAGCGCTTTTCACCGCTGGCGAGTGTTCTGGTTTGAATGCTATACGATGCCAT